GGCCGCGAGTACTGGTTGCACGTCCCCTCCCTTGTCCAGCACGAAAAGTGGACATCGGAAATCAACCATCGCCGGTCGAGCGCTCGGCAGAGCAGGACGTTCGTTCCATGATCCTTCCCGGTTTGCAGGCACCCAAGTCTTTTGTCAGCTCCGACATACCTCGCACGGTGCACCAGATCTGGGTGGGCTCTGAACCTCCGCCATGGGTGCGGAGATGCTGGCAGACCTGGGACGAGTTCATGGTCGAGCACCATCCGGACTGGACCGTTGTCCGCTGGACCAACTCGATAGTGGAGAAGTCGCCACTATCGATCTGCGGAAAGATCGCCGAGCACTTCGGCCTCGGGCCGAGAGGGCTGGCCGATCTGATTCGGCTGGCAGCGGTGTTCAGGTACGGCGGTCTGTACTTCGACACCGACACGATCCCGCTGCGGCCGCTGTCCGAGTTCGTCGGTAGCCGGCGACCGTGGATTGGCACCGATGAACGGGAGGAAGGCACTAGAGCGCTGATCAATGCGAGCTTCGGATTCCCCCCGGCACACCCGTTCCTGTCGGAGGTCTGGGTGCTGGCCGGTGAAGCGTTGCAGCGCGGCGTGACGAACGAGCACTGGGTTGCCGGCCCTCGGACCTGGCGCAAGGCGATGAATACCGGTCGCTTCTCTGATGTGGAGATCGACTACCGATTCAGAACGGAACCGCGGAATCCCTCGATGCAGCGGACCATCGGCACCGCCGCGGCCTTTGACCTCGACAAGCTGCGCGAGAGCTATCCGAACGAGCTGACCCTGCACATCATCTTCACTGCTGCGAGGTACGTGTGATCGACACCGAGCTGGAGTGGTGGCTGAACCTCGCGCCCACGCTGACGTGGCGCTTCGCCAAGACAATGCCCGACTACCCGCACAGCTACGTCGTGAAGGGCCGGACGCTGGAGGCGGAGACATTCGATCGAGCTGTGCTGGTCATCCGTCGATTCGGTGAGCCCGAGAAGTTCCAGAAGTCCACCCGGATCTATCTCACCGACCCGGAGACGAACACCAAGTGGTGGACGATGGGCGACACCCTCGACGGCACGACGATCATCAACCAGTCCGACGCGGACAAAACGTACGGCGTGCAGGATGCACCGAGAACCGTTGCGGAGAACCCGATGTCATTGACCGCAGCGGCAGCCCACTTCACGCAGCTCGGACCGACTTATAACGAAAGCCTGTCTGACACCGGACTTGACGATCCAGTGCGGAAGGCCATCGTCAAGCACTTCGGCCCCTACGCGCCGACCACTCTCGACATCGGAGCCGGCACCGGCCGACTGCTCGACTGGCGGGTGACCAGCCCGAAGCTCTACACCGCCGTCGACCCGAGTCAGGGGATGCTCAACGAGTTGATCCGGAAGTACCCGAAGCTGACCGCAGAGCAGGTGATTCCGGAGACGGCGGAGGTCTACCTGCTGCGCGAGCCGCCGAGCTTCGAGCTGGTCACTGCACTCGGCGGATCCGCGGGCTACTTGCGGCCGGACACCATCGCCACCCTGCGGTTCATTGCCAAGAAGATGTTGGTGCTGACCTTTGACCAGCAGGCACCCGCGCTGGCTCCGCACTACGCCACCTCTCGACAGCTGGCCCATGCGCTGCCCGACTCCCGGACCTTTCAGCATGGCGACTTCGTGACGGTGGTGATCGAGCATGGGTAAGGCCGGGACCATCCAGCGTCCGCACTACTACCTGCCCGGAACGGTGGTCGACGCGGCGATCAACCGAATGCGGTGGATCTTCGATGAGTTCGACAACAAGGTGGTCGTGTCCACCTCGGGCGGCAAGGACTCGACGGTCATCCTCGAGTTGGCGGCGCTGGTCAATAACGAGCGGGGCCAACCGCGTGGTCCGTTGAAGGCGCACTTCCTGGATCAGGAGGCCGAGTACGGCGCCACCGTCAACTACATGCGCTACCTGATGAACGACCGGCCAGACATCAAACTTGCCTGGTATCAGGTGCCCTTCCGGCTGATGAACTCGACCAGCTACGCGGAGCAGTGGGCTCACCCCTGGGCGGTGGGCGAGGAATGGATGCGACCCAAGGAGCCGAACAGCATCCACGTCAACCCGTTCAAAGACCATCAGGGCAGGCCGGTCGATCGGTTCAAGCCGATGCTCGCCTGCATGACCGCGCTCAACCCGGACCACGCGCACATCGCCGGGCTCCGGGTCGAGGAGTCACCGACGCGGCGGGTGTTGATGACCGGCAACGCCGGCTACAAGTGGGTCACCTGGTCGTCGGGAAGCGTTGTGCTGAAACGGCCTTGGCAGTTCTATCCGATTTACGACTGGTCGCACCGGGACATCTGGCGCAGCATCCTCGAACGCGGCTGGGTCTACAACGCCTTCTACGACGTGCAGTTCCAGCGCGGCACTCCGCTGCCAGCCATGCGTGTGTCGTCCTTCCATCACGAGCAGTCGATGATGGTGCTCGACTATTTGCAAGAGGCGGAGCCTGACACCTGGGAGGCAGCGACTCGCAGGCTGCCCGGGATCAGCACCCACAGCCACGTCGGCAAGGCGATCTACGAGCAGTACTGGCAGAAGCTGCCGTACATGTTCAGCACCTGGATGGAATACCTCGATCACCTCTTGGCGAACTTGATCCCCGCCGAGTCCGACCGGGCCAAGTTTCGCAAGATGCAGAGCCGTGCGGAGCATCAACTGCCGCACGTTCCTCGCCGCGAGATAGCTCGGTACACCGTGCGGTGTGTGCTGTTCAACGATGTCGACGGCAGCAACATGCACGCCTGGGCCGACGCGCAGTACTACCCGGTGCGGCAGAAGTTCTGGGAGACGTGGAAGCGCGAGAACATGGCTCTCGGTCAGTACGACCCCAGCGAGGAAATCGGGAGAACATTGTGACCACTTCACATGTCGAACCGCCGAGGGCGCATCACCACACGGTGCTCGACTTTGATCCCTTCGAGGCGCACAAGATCGAGGCACACCCGGTGACCATCGAGGAGAGGATCGAGCAGGCGAACAAGCTCTCGCGGGAAGCCTCGCGGCTGATCCCCTGGCGCGATCCGGTGGCGTGCGTCCAGTGGATTCATGTCGACCGCTTGCAGGCCAACGACTACAACCCGAACTCTGTCGCGTTTCACGAGATGCGGCTGCTGCACGTCTCGATCAGCGAGGACGGCTACACGCAGCCCATCGTGGCGATCCGGGACGACACTGCCCAGCCGGTCAAGTACGTCATCGTGGACGGCTTCCACCGCTACACGGTGATGCGGCGCTTCGAGGAGATCTACAACGAGAGGTCGGGTTACCTTCCGGTCGTGGTGCTGGACAAGTCGATCGCGGACCGGATGGCCAGTACCGTCCGGCACAACCGAGCCCGCGGCAAGCACTCGGTTGCCGGGATGGGCAGCCTCGTGTTCCAGATGCTCCGCGAGGGCGTCTCGGACGTGGACATCTGCAACAAGATCGGCCTGGAAGCGGAGGAGCTGGCGAGACTCAAGCACGTCACCGGGTTCTCAAAGCTCTACGTCGATGCCGAATACAGCCGACCGGTTCTCATTACGCCCCAGCTAAAGGCAAAGGCCCAGTACCAGAAGGAGCACCCGGATGAGCACGTCCCTACAGACTTCTGACGTCGGACCTACCCAGACTGTCCAGCTCCTGGTTGACGAAATCGTGCCGTACTGGCGGAACCCGCGGCGGATTCCCGAGGAGGCGGTGAGCGCAGTCGCGGCCAGCATCCGGGACTACGGCTATCAGCAGCCGATCGTGGTCGACGCCAACAACACCATCGTCATCGGGCACACCCGGTATGCGGCGCTCCGCCGGCTCAAGGTCGACACCCGCGTGCCCTGCATCAAGCTCGGCGGGCTGAGCCCGGCCAAGATCAAAGAGCTGCGAGTGCTGGACAACCGGGTCGCGGAGTACACCTCCTGGGATTTCGAGCAGTTGATGGACGAGTTGGGCGACCTCGACGCCGGGCTGATGAGCGCCTACTTCCCGGAGGCGCAGACCATCGATGACCCAGGGCCGACCGTCGACCTCGACCTGGACACTCCGCGGCCCCTGCCGTGGGACACCGTCGATGCGGTGCCATCTGAGTTCGTCTGCCCGTCGTGCTTCCACACCTGGACCATGAACGTCACGCACGACGCGGTCCGCAGCGGACGCCTGGAGGTCACCGCATGAGCATCCCGGCCCTGCATCAGGACACCGTCGAGCTGTCGATCGGTGACATCAAGCCGTACTTCCGCAACCCGAGGCGCATCCCACAGGGAGCGGTCGACGCGGTGGCGAGGTCGATCGAGCTGTATGGCTACGTCCAGCCCATCGTGGTGGACAAGGATCACGTCATCGTGGTCGGCCACACCCGGCTGCAAGCCCTCAAGAAGCTCGGCTGGACCAAGATCCCGGTGCTGGTCACGCACCTACCGGAGACGAAGGTCAAGGAGTACCGGCTGGTCGACAACAAGACCGGCGAGCTGACCTCCTGGGATCACGACGCGCTGGTCACCGAGCTGCGGGAGTTCGAGACCTCTCTGATCACCGAGTTCTTCCCGGACCTCGACATGGAGATCGGGCAGATCACCGACGCGGTGAACGAGCAGGACATGCTGGATGCCACAGACAAGGTGAACAAGGTCGCGGAGGGCGATCCGGCGGCAAGCCACACGACCGAGGTGGTTTGCCCCTCATGCAGTCATGAGTTCCCGGTGCGGACCCGCAGTCTGCCCGGCGTCGACAAGGCACTGCTGCGTGAACTGGTGAAGGACGATGGCGCCGACGACGACTAAGCCGCGGAGCAGGCGCAGCACCAAGTTGACTGCCTCTGCCGGGTCCGAGGAGACATTGCAGCTCATCGGCGGTGGCCTCGAAGGTGTGAACACCCCGGCCAAGACCCGCGCGGCCTACAAGGAGCGGCGCAATCAGGCGCTGAGCCTGCTGATGGCCGGGTTCTCCTATGAGCAAATCGGCGACCGGATCGACACGACCTCGAAGGAGGCGCAGGAACTCGTCGGCAACATTCTGGCGAAGGTCGTCAACGAGACGGCAGATGAACTGCGAGCCCTGGAGAACGCACGCCTCGACCGGGCGCAGACAGCGATCTGGTCGCAGGTGATTGCCGGCGACCTGAAGGCCATCGACATGTTCCTGCGGATCAGCCAGCGCCGGGCCAAGATGAACGGCCTCGATGAGCCGACAAAGGTCAGCCTCTCGATTAACGTTCGGCAGGAGATGGAGCAGGCGCTGCACGCGCTGGAAACCGTCGTGATGGGGGAGGCGACAGTCGTTGACGCGGACCCCGAACCAACCACATCCACCTGATCTCAGCGCCAACACCGCGCGGTCGCCCTTCTCGATGCGGGAGGACCAGACTCCGGAGCAGTTCACCAAGCTGATCGCCGGTCTGCGGGAGGCGGCAAGCCGAGCTACCTCGGACAGCGAGGTGCGCGACCTTATCAGCCGAATCGCCACAGTCACCCGGAACTACCGCATCCAGCACGGCATCGGCATTCCGACGAATCCGGCGGCGCAGGCGCAGGAGCTGGACCCGGACTACGTGATCCGGCCGCACACCAAGTTCCTCTCTGACCGGCTGGCCAACGCGGTACGGGACGTGGAGCGCGGCAAGAATCGGATGCTTGCGGTGTCCATGCCGCCGCGGGCCGGTAAGTCCACGCTGCTCAGCCTCTACAGCCCGCTGTGGATGCTGCGCCGGCACCCCGAGTGGAAGATCATCACGACCTCCTATGACGGCGGCCTCACCGGCGGCTGGGCTCGTCAGACCCGCCGTCTGATCGAGGACACTCCTGACCTCGGGATCTCCCTGGAGCGAGACGGTGGGGCCGGTACGCAGTGGGCCACGCTTGAAGGCGGCGGGCTCTTCGCGGCCTCGGTGCGCGGTGCGCTGACCGGTCGCGGTGCCAGGGTGCTGGTCATTGACGACCCGGTGAAGGATTTCGTGGAGGCCCACAGCCTGCCGACCAGGAACTCGCTCTGGGACTGGTGGCTGAGCGTCGCGCTGACCCGGTTGGAACCGCCGTACCTCGTGCTGGTCGTCATGACCCGGTGGCATGAGGACGACTTCATCGGGCGGTTGCTGAGCAACGACTTCGAGGGTGACCCGAAGGCGTGGGAGAAGCTCAGCCTCCCGGCCATTGCGGACACCCCGGATGACGCACTCGGCCGCAAGCCGGGTGAACCGCTGTTCTCGCCGCTGATCGAGGAGACGCCGGAGGTGGCCGTCGAGCGGTGGGCCGACGTGAAGCGGACGGTCGGGCCGTACACGTTCAGCGCGATGTATCAGCAGCGGCCGGCACCGGCGAAGGGCGCCATCTTCGACTCGGGCTGGTGGCGGTTTTGGACCTCGAACCAGTCGAGGGAGACGGCCGATGGCCGGGTGGTCTACCTGGATCCCAGCGCGATCGTCGGCGGCGAATGGCTCGACTCCTGGGACATGGCGTTCAAGGGCGTGTCGGACTCAGACTGGGTGGTCGGCCAACGGTGGGTACGGCACCGAGCCAACAGATTCCTGGTCGCTCAGGTGCGAGGACGCTGGAGCTTCACACAGTCGATTGCCGCGATGAAGCGGTGGGCGGTGACCGACAACCCATTCTCGTCGCCGTGCGGCCATCTCGTGCATGAGCGCCTGGTCGAGGAGAAGGCGAACGGCGTCGCCATCATCGACACGTTGAAGAACGAGATCACCGGCCTGAAACCGATCAACCCGGTGACCGGGAAGGAAGCGCGAGCGCGAGCCATCACGCCCGAGGTCGAGTCCGGCAACGTCTACCTGCCACACCCCGGTGACCCCGGCAACGAGTGGGTGACCGACCTGCTCAGCGAGCTGCGGAACTTCCCGCACGACACCTCGGACGATCAGGTCGACGCGCTGACACAGGCGCTCAACAAACTGCGAATCGGTGCCCGCGGCCAAGTCACGGTGCCCGGCTCCGACAAAGTGATCGGCCCTGCCGGCGGATGGTCGGCCGCGCTCGCCAATCGGTCGATCGCTCGCACAGCCAAGACCGACTTGGCACGCAGGCGAGC